CTGAGGGCCAGGGGCACCGTTAGCACCGTCGGCACCTTTTATAAGAGACCATTTATACTTGGTAGGGTCTGTACTATCGGCTTGTGTGAAGTCAGTATAAGTACCCATATACTTCTTATTAGGGTCGCCGTATACAGTAAAGCCTGTTCTACCATCTGCACTATCTGCATAGGCAAAGTGAACGTATGGAGTACGACCATCAGCACCGGGCTTACCTGGAAGACCATTGGCGCCATCAGCACCACGCACTTTCTGCCATTTGTATTTCGAAGGATCTTGTGAGTCCTCTGTACTATAGTCGGTGTAGATACCCATGTAGAGTTTCTTACTTACATCAACTTTAGTTGCGACGAGTGGTGTATCAATAGACCCTCCGTCATCATATGTTTCACCAGTGGTAAAGCCAGTATACCCATCAGGGCTATCGGCATATGCGAAGTGAATATATGGAGTACGACCATCGACCCCGGGAGCACCAGGGATACCGTTGACACCGTCAGATCCTCTCCATCTAGACCAAGTATAGGTATCCGGATTATCGCTACCAGAGAAGTTGAAATCTTGATAGACGCCTATATATTCGGCGTTAGCCCCCTCATCAGGCTCTTTAGTAAAGGTACTAAAATTTGGAACATTCTGCCCGTTGTAAATTCGACCGCTTATACACCAAGCAAGGTGTGTATACTGGGTTCTGCCATCATCCAAATCGACAATGGTAATCTGACTAGTTGAAATTAAACTCATTATACCACCTCCTTACTTAGTTACAACAGCAACTGAAAAAGTCGCTTTATCTTCGACGTCAATACGAGTGACACTGACACTCTTAACTTTAGACTCAGGACGTTGCCCCCATGGTTCATCAACTTCACCATTAGCGTTGGTCTTAGTCCAAATATAGTTAAAGGCTTCACCCCTAGTGTCAATCTCGACATCATCTCTAAACAGCTTAGCAGTCAGCACAGTGTTGATGATACCGTTCTTAAACACATCACCGTTACTCGACTCAATCACTGTAAGAACAGGAGATACCCCGTCATTTACAGTAGCGATTGTCACATCTTGGAACTCAACCATCTGGCCTTGAACCCAAGCCTGAATAGTGATCAGCGCATTACCGCTAGTACCGATATTAGATCTCGATGCCCTGAACCTAGTTCCGCTACCAGCAAGGTTATTGTCAATGAAGTAACTGAAATCAACATCTGTAACTTCAGATTTACCCTTATATAAAGTAGGAATAAGTTCACAGCTATCTGTCAGCTCACGGAACATAGTAGGTCCTGTAGTTTTTACAGTCATTTTGAAAGGTTGCGCATCATTGATCATCCGTGACATTGTATTCATCAACGTTGAGTTGTTAGTTGGTCGAATAGCAACGACATTGGACAACGTGAGCTTAGTCTTACTATGATCTGTAGAACAGCGCACCATCTCAACGACACGAGCTCGAATAAGCAATCCGCCGACGAAGTTCTCATCAGTCATGAAGATCACATCACCGATCTTGATATCGTAACGTTGAAGAACCATAGCAGAGTTAAGACTGATTTCCCATGTTGTAATAGGATACATGTAATTACGTAGCATCTTAACCCCGTAAGCCCATGCTTCATCTGCGTTAGTAAACTCAGTTTTCACATCACGCACGATCCATGGGTCACAGTTATCACGTTTGTTTACAGACGGATAGAGCTTAGCAGAGATAGGGGCATAGATTGTATGCGACCCCCGGTTACAGTACATCTCAACGTGTGTACCGTCTGCAGCCTTGATTTCACGAGAGTTAGGGAAGGTGATATATGCGCCGTCTTTGTTCCGCATCCGGATAGCAGAAAAGAGATTAGTCTTATCTTCTTTCTTAATAACAGAAGCGACATCTCGACCCATCTGTAACCGAATGTCGGTACGAACTCGTCCTAAACCAGGCTCGTTATCTTTTGCGACATTGCGAGATTTATAAACATTAAGAATATACTTATCAATCTGGCCACCATCGGTAAGTTTGGTTATAATCTCCATCTCACCATCAAACGCTTCAACGAGTTTAAGGATCCGAGCCAGACATGTGTCATCGTCAGATTCGAACTTGAGCGTTTGTTTGGTATTACGAATTTCGCAAATACCCAATTCAATACGAGTAAATTTAAAGAGTTGCATAGCTTCGATATAGTCTAAGAATGACTTAGCATCTTTACTCTCATAAGCAACAACCTTCTCATTAAGTAACTCTAAGTTAGTTGTAACGCATTCTAAAGTGATAGTATAGTCGGTTTCTCTACGAGTCATTACGTTAAACACATAGTCAATATCATCTTCATGAAAAGAAATATAGGACTCTGTAGTGAGGTTGGCTATACGTTCATTTAGAACACCATTTGAATATTTATCGACAGTAAAAGTAAAGGTAGCCGAACCCTTACCGCAGTATTGATGGAACTCTTCATCGTAATATTTCAGAGAACCCGGAACATCGTTGTTAATATGATCAACAATATTCATTGCGTTATCATGAACTGCTAACTGCCATGCAGGTTTTACATTCATTTTGAAGTTTCGGCCTCCTTTCTTATAGCCATGCTTCTTCCCACTCTACAATAACCTCAGGGGCTGTTGTAACAAAGCCAGAAGAATGAATTTCAAGTTGGGACTCCCCAGGAGGAATTGCAAAGTAACGAGATCCGTTTGCTAGATCTCCTTCAGCTCCGACTCCCTGACTAGATGCCTCAGGATCAGAGATGTATGAGATCTTACCTTCATACATATCAACCACAAGTTCACTACCAGCGTTATACTTATTAGGAACAAGGTCGTAACGTTGTACGTTAGTTTTCTGGAACTTAAGTGATTGTACACATAAGGTATCCAAATGACCAGTACCTGGTCTCTCGCTCCGCGCTCTACCATAAAGAACCCAGATCTTAGTACATTCTAAGTTCTCTTTGGTAGCATCAACGATAGTCTTAGGAATACCGTTATAGCCATATGTGAACTTTGGACCGTCCTTAATAACATAAGCATTACCTGTTCTACTGTTGAAAGCAGGGTTTGGTCGTTGTTGACCTGGTTCGTTGTTATTGGATCCGAATTCATTCTCTTCACGAGGAAGCTTGTGAATATCGGTAGTAGTAAAGACCTGAACTACCTTATCGCTATCAGTTGTGTATTTATCCAAACTGTAGGCACAGATAAGTCGGTCATTATCATCCATAAACATAATTGCTAATAGACCAGTTTGACCAATCTTAGATGCCCAGAGTTTTAAGTTAAAGTCACAACGGAAGTTCTTAGCACCTTTAACGTTGTTCTTATCCGCAGGTAGAGTATACTCATACACAGCACACCCCCAGTCTTGACCGATACCTTTAGACCCAGAACGAGTCCAGTGTAAACCAGGACAAGGATAGCCAACGCTACCTTCATCTCGTGGTGCCCAGTCAAGAGTTAGGTCACTTATCTCGGCGTGACTAGCTACAGTTAAAGGAGATTGCGAGCTAAGCTTACCACCAATGTTCACGCCCTTACGCCATCCAGCAGAGTCATTTGGTGTTAAGTTAAGTAATAGTTGCGATTGGTCATAGGATCCGGAAGCAGTTACAGCACCATCTCTTCCTGAGGAGCTTGTACCAATTTCCATCACACCGTTTTTATTAACAATACCGATCCAACCGTTAGTTCCAGCGTTCTTAATTCTAATGCGAGGATATGCTGGTGCGCTTCCTGCATTATTTAAAGTCATTTTGACAATATTCCCCTCTTTAGTAAGAGAACCAATGTCGGGGGAGTTAGTCTTCGATGTCAATACCTTTGTGAGTTCGGAATGTAATAAACCATCCGGAACTTCAAACGAAATAGACACCGTAGCCTGACTCTTTTGTAAATCCTCAGTGAACTTAGGTTGACCTGATGTAACAGCAAGGTAGTATTTACCATCCTGGTCATCAAACTGTAATTTCTTTGGTCCATCAGGACAATCAAGAGCCCGAGCCAGTTTCGTACGAAGCGATAATAGCTCAGCTGGGCTCCCTGTCTTTTGTCCTTCAATGGTAATATCATAAGAGCTTCTTCTACCAGAAACCCATGTCTTACCAAAACGGCCAGTGCCGGCAGAATATGTGTGTTCCTGACCAGCACCAGCATTACGTTCAACTTTAGTTACAGCATCGAGGAGTTTACCGATATCAACAGCATCAGTTCCTTCACCAAAGATTATAGAGAAGTATGATTCATCTCTCATAATCGTGGTAACACTCCATCTAACATATTTAATCGATCACTGTAAGTCCGTTGCGCGTCTGCCATTCCTGGTGCCAACGCACGGTTTACAAGATCTTTATCCAAGTAAATTGGGTTGACTTGTCCTTGAGCAAGGAGATCGTTCCCAATAGCAGAGTTCTCAGTAAGCGTCGCCAATTTCTGATCTACATTGTTCAGTCCCCGTACCACTTCGTCAATAGAATAACGATTAGAAGCAATACTACGGCTTGTAGGATTAAGCGACGAATAATTAATATTTGAACCAGTGAGTCCAAGATAACCAGATCCATTCCATGTATATCCATCAACATTAGACATATCTAAGACAGGGGTAATTACAGGAGACAGCTCCATGTTATTGTCAAGGTACTCTGATGTTTCGCCAAGGGCGTCTTTAATGGATTGTTGCATAGCTGTCATACTTTCGGAAACAGCATTAAATGAAGCGGTAGATCCAAGCCCTGATGCGAACTCTTTTGCAATAGCAATACCTGAGCTCTTAACCTTACGCCAACCTTCTCCTGAGAAAGGACCCATCTTAGCTGGTGAGTGTGGTAAGTGAGCCTTAGCCAATCCAACAAGTTGAGCCGCCGCACCAAGAACTGCGGTAGTAGCTCGGGCACTAGCAAGACCTGCAGCGAAAGATTCCGCAATAGCGGCACCAGAACCAGACGCATCATAGTTCATATTTGTACCGGCGATTGAAGCAATACCTTGGGCTTTTTCTTTAGCGAGTCTACCTTTAGAATCGATACCTGCGCCAAATGTATCCCCTGCTTTATGACCAGCAGTAGTACCATCTACGGTTTCCAGACCTTTGTTGGCATTAGTTGCGACGTTCTCCGCAGACTTTTTAGCACTAAGTCTAGAGGTGTCAATGATTTGGGATAGCTTAGTCATCTCATCCTCGGTAAGCTTTTTACCATGAGACCAGTCTGAGATTAATTTATTAGCTTCTTCTTGACTAACCTGGATCTTACCATTAGTCTCGTTATACATATTGTCGATGTGGCTTTTAGCAGCCTCTTTTGTCTTATCGACTTCTCCACCGACTCTCTCAGGCATCTGCTCAACAGGTTTTATGAAGTTGTCCATGTGCATTTGAGCAACTGAAGAGAAATCCCCCTTAGCCAACTCTGCAAGCATTGCAGGCGGGATATTACCAGTTTTAAGCGCGGCAAGTGCTAGAGTAACGTCCAAGCGTCCGCCCAAATACGTATCCAAGTTAGTAAATGCTTGCGTTACAAGACTGACATCGAAATTACCGTTTCCAGAAAGACCTGTTTCTACAGCGGCTTTAACCTCTTGCGCTCTCTGACCTGCGGCTTCTGCAGTACCATCAAATCCAGACAAATACTGTTGCATTTGTTCCATGGACATTCCTGAGAAATCACCCTCCGACATTTTCTGGATCATCTCTTGGGGGATTTCCCCAGATTTAAGCGCGGCCATAGCTTTAGTTACGTCAAGCTTACCACCTAGATGTCCATTAAGCATGTTAAATGCATTATTCAACAAACCTAAGTCAAAGCTACCATCTCCACCAAGTCCTTGTTCGAGGGTTTTCTTGATATCGTCAGCATTTGTCTTAACTTCAGGTTTGGCTGTAAGTACACCGTTCGCATAATCATACCCCGCCTTTTCAGCGATTTGTTTGACCTGAGCTTCAGACATACCCATCTCAACCATCTTAGCGAAGAGCTGACCAGCGGCAGTAGCATCAATAGTCTTATTCTTAAGACCGTTAATAAACTCGTCGGCACCTTGGATACCCAATTGAGAACAGATAATCTTGAAGTATTCAAGCCCATCTTTAGCTTTACCAGCAAAGCGCATAGCCGCGGCCATCTCAGCAGGACCGAGTTTATCCATTGTTTTAATGGCTTTGGTAATACCTTCGGTAGTAACGATTTCAGCATACTTCTTAGCGCTATCTACGGCCTTACGTTGCATACCTATCCAACCCTCGACCATATCTTCCATACCTTTTTTAGCAGATTCAAACATGCCACCAATCAAAGGAATGTTACTTAGAAGATCCAAGATCATACCGATAAGAGATGAAACCGCCTCAATAATAACCTCAGACATTGCTTCGAACATCTCAAGGATAGCCACTGCAATAACATTACGGTTATTGCGGAACCATTGGGCAATCTGTTGAATACCCCGTAGTAAGGCATCCGTGATATTAATAACAAATTGCGGAATGCGATTAATCAGTCCTTCAACAGCATTCGCTACGATCTCAATAAGAGCATTAGCAATATCGCCAGCCGCTTGACCTAGACCAATGATAATGCCTTTAATTAGTTCAACACCAATTTCAATAAACTTACCGATATTACCACTAATACCGCGGACCATACCGACAACCATACCTTCTGCCATACCAGCGACAACTTCAGCGATATCACCAGATGACTTAGATGCCTCAGCAAAGAACTTACGGAAGTTTTCTCCACCCTCTTTACCGAGTCGTGATACAGTATCAATAAGTCTAGTAATAGCATCTATAACAGAAGCAATTCCTTGCAAGAAGTAGCCGATACCAGCAGATGCAATACCGATAGCACCACCGATCATCAAGAGACTAGCACCAAGTGCGGTAATACCAGCGATAGCTTCCCAGCCACCAAACTTACCAAGTAAGCCACCAATAGTGGCGATTGCAGCAACGACACCTACAAGCATACCTACTTGTAACAAGATATTATCAACAGGTATTGTAGTCAACTCTTTCAGAGCATATACCGAAGCCATCAATGCGCCAACTGTTGCCGCAAGACCGATAATACCTTCTCTCTTAATGTTCTGAGCGGCTTGTCCGATTTTAACAAAAGCATAAACCACACCGACAAGAGCAAGACAGGCACCAACAGTTTTAAGGAAACTACCCTCCATCTTACTTAGAAGAAGAAGACCGGCAGAAGCAACTAGAACAGAACCCGAAAGTACTGCTAGGTTCTTAATACCTTCGTTTATTCCTTTATCCGCAATGTTGTTCTTTTGAAGAACCATAGCTAGAGCGCCAAAGGCTGCCGTAACTACTGCCATAGCACCAAGTGCTTGCACAATAGCATCTGGGTTCTTCATCGAGCCAATATTCTGCGCTAAGCTACGTATCATATACAGCATTCCGGCAATACCACCGAACATAACAAGAGCATTCTTAGTAAAGGATTGTTTAGTGTTGTCCAATTTACTAAATGCTAATGCAATACCACCGATAACAGCAAGCATGATAGTAACTGCTGCTCCGCCTTTCTTAAGAACCTCGGTATCAAGAGACCCAAGTTCACTTACCGCTTTGGAGATCCCTGCAACGGCTTTGGTCATGGTAATGAATGTAAGAACTGATGAAGTCTTAACATCCTTAAGGTTCTTAGCCATATAAAGAACCCCCATTATACCGACCATGATAACGCCTATAGAAGCAAGTCCTTTCTTAAGAGAATCTGCATCCAAAGCTCCAATATCTTTAACTACTTTAGCTACTTTCTTAATAGAATAAGCCAGGCCAATAAAGGTTAGAATACCAATAGAGATTTTAGCAGAACCGCCATCGAATCCCTTAGCATTTCGTTGCATATGGGCCATTATAGCCATCAAGCCACCCATTGCGACAAGAATAGCTCCCGCAGAAAGAAGACCTTTCTTAAGAGACTCGGTATCCATACGACCTAGCAACATAACAGAGCCTGAGATCATAAGAATAGATCCTGCTACACCAAGCATACCAAGCATCATATCTTTTGCACTTTGCACCTTACTTGGATCAAATTTCTTAGTTGTCATCGAAAGTGACAAGTAGAATACCTCAAATGCACCAAGAACTGCTACCAGTCCAAGGACACCCCGTTGAAGTTTATCCGCAGGAATCATTGATAGTACCAATAATGAACCTGTCAAAGTAGCAATAGCTAATGCAAAGGACTTAATGTTTTGGAATTTGGCTTTGGCTTTAAAGTGTCCGCTAATAGCTTTAAACATATTTGTAAGAGATCCAGTTACGGAGTTAGCCCCTTCGAAAATACCTTTACCAAATTCACGGAACATGTCTTTAATGCCAAGTACCTTCTTACGAGTATTCCAAAGCACAATAATCGCCGCGGCTAATGTAAGGATCTTACCAACTGCCGCAGAATCTGCCTTGTTGAAAGGAGCTAATACAGCACTGAATGTCTCACCAAGAAGTTTGGCCATATCCCCGATACTTGCAAAGACACCTTTACTCTTTTCATGGACACGGTCTACACTATCACCCAAACGATTCATTCCGGCTTCGGCTTCTTTCATCTTACGATCTCCGAAGTCAGCCTCTGTAAGTTCATCAGCAGATACACCGGTAACCTTAAACAGATCTTTAAAGCCGTCCCAGATCTTCTTAAGGACTTTCCCAATCTCTTCAAGGGCTTTCTTAACACCCTTACTTACAGAATCGACAACCTCTCCAAAGTTCTTAAATGAGAAATTGGTGTCTTTAAAGCTTGATCCGATTGATGAAGTGAATTGTTTAATTAGATCCCATAGTCCAGTTAAAGTATGTTGTACACTAGATGGTAGGCTTGAGAAGAATCCTTTAAACCATGGGCCGAATGTACTAGAAATCCAGCTCATAGCCGAGCTGAATCCGTTCTTGATACCTGCTCCAATTTTAGAGAAAGTATCACCTGATACAACATTAGCTAAGCCATGCCAGAAACCATGGAACCAGCCCTTAAATGTTTCTAGGGTTGTCTTAAAGTTACTGAAGTCAATCTTAGATTTGCCCATTTCTTTACGAATGGTATTAAAGGCTTCGCCGATAACTCCTGCTCCTAATCCTAGGCCACCAAAAATAGATTTAACAGCACCTAGCTCACCAACCCACTTACGGAATCCATCAATAGATTTAACAATACCAGGAACAATACCTTCAGAGAAGTTCGCAGTAAGCGCTTTACCGGCGTCACTAAAGACTTTACCAGCACCACCGAAGTTAATCTTACCAAAGCTAATCTTCGAGATCTTAGAATTAAACCATTCAAATGCCTTACCGACACTATCTACGACTGGTTTAAGGAAAGACAATGAGAATTTTACTTTGTCTAATTTATCAGCGTACTCTCCAAGAGTAGGCCAGTGTTTACGAACAATATCACCAAAGGCCTTAAGAGAAAATGTAGAGTTTTCTAACCATTTTGAAAGTCCTTGGGTACCGTTCTTGATTGCGCCAAAAGGATTAGACGCAAAGGCTGCGAAACCTTTCTTAAGTCCTGACATATCCGGCATAGAGAACTTAAAGTTCTTAAACATGTCGCGAATGCCAGGCGGAATCAAATATTCCCACTTAACAGCTTCACGGAACTGCTTCCAGGTTGTAATCTGACGATTAAGAACTTGATCCATAGCCCCGTTAAGGCTATTCCAGAACGTTCTATGACTTGTGATAGTCCGTCTGTAGTTGTTGCGCAGGCTGTTGTAGAAACCTGAAAGATGAGTTCTTAGTTTATGACCAAACTGACCAGCCCAAGAGTCCATACGACCAGTTGCATCATTAAAATGTGAGAATCCGACAATGAATTTACCTAGGGCTTTACCGAAGATAGGGAATCGCTGTACAGCATTACCTACCCAGAATGACCACTCATTGAATTTCTTACCGTTATCACCAAGCGCATGACCTAAAGTCTTAAACGGATTAGTAATCTTAGAGAAGAATCCGTGTAATTCTTGCTTAAGGTGTCCAATAGCCGGTGTAAGAACCTTGATTACTTCCCAGAATTTCTTAAGCCAATCCATGACTTTTGCAACGCCACCAGGAAGTTTATTAAACGCGGCAGACCACTTCTCAGAGAAGTTGGCTAAGCCGTTATGTACTGCATCCCAGAACTTATTAATAGCGTTTCCTACGAAACTAAATACTTTACCAATCTTGCTAAAGTTTATTAGTTTACTAATAAATACTTCGAACGCACGGATAGTCGTCCATAGAGCTTTCGCTATCATACCAACGATCAGAATGAAGTCCTTGATCATATGGTTTGGAATAAGCGTCGCGATAAGTTTCATCTTAGCGCCTACTTCAGTACCGATCCATTTAAGACCTTGGAAGACTGCGATAAAGATGTGTTGGAATGCATGAAGTTCGGCACTTCCTAGTCTCAATTTTTCAGAAAGTTTTCCAATAATATCAACTAGTTTTTGTCCAACTACAGTACTTACGTTTCCACCAAATACATGAGTGAAAGCGCCACCGATAGATTTAAATACGCCACCGATAGATCCAAATACCGAATCCATAAGGCCCATTATTTTGTCTCGTCCGCCTAAAGACACAAATGCTTTCGCAAACTCGTTAGCCTTGTCAGCAGTTGCACTCAAAGCATTGGCGGCGGCATTACCCCATTTAGTCCAGAATGCAGTAAGCTCATCGCTACCTGCTTGACCAAATAAGGTTTCCCATACACGAGCCCAGCCAGATGTTACTTGGTCCGCAACAGCCTCTGCTGCTTCGCCAAAGGTATGGAAGTCAGAAGCCATCTTCTTCAAAGTTTCATCGTTAGCAAGTTGTTCAAGGGATTTGATTAAGACCTCATTAGTCAGCCAGCCGTCTTTAAGAGACCCCCGGAATCCTTCAGATAAGTCAACGTTTTGTCCTAAAGCCTTAGCAGTTTCAACCAAGATATCTTTAAACCGTTTAGTTGCCATACCGGCATTTTCAACAGACATCCAGTTCTGAGTATTCATCATACCCATTTGCAATGCTTGTTGTACCCCGAATTGGAGTGACCGGTTAAATCCATCTGTACTTGCACCAGCAGAAGCGGCCAGGTTACCCCAACCTTTCAAAGCGGTAGTGGCATCATCTAGACCCACCCCGGCATTTACGAACTGAGCAAGTGAGTTATGCATTTGCTTAACTGAGTATTTGGTTGTTTCTGCATACTTTTGCAACTCATCAAGGGATCCAGTAATGTGCCCCATTTCAGATTTACCCAATGCAGCAACCAACATGTTTACTGAGTTAACCTTGTCTTCAAACTGACCAAAACCGGCTTTAAGCGGAGCGATTGTGTGAAGTATCTTACCCGCAAAATTCTTTGCCATAGACAAGCCGGCCATTGTAGCATTAGCCGCAATATTACCCAAGGCAATAGATGCTACCGATTGTAGCATGCTAAATTTACCACTGGTCTGTTGTACTGAGGTATCAATGGATTGAATAGCCTCAGATGCTTGCTTACCACCTAACGTTATAGGAGAAACAAAGTTTAAGACACCAGATGCAAATTTACTAAAGGTTCCTGTCGCACTACCAACAGCAGATCCGATTTTATTAAAGGCGCCCATATACATATCCCCTAGTTTAGGGGCAGAGGCCATTAATTCGGTAAGGGAGCGACCTAGAGATTTAGTGGCCTTCTCGGTATTTGCAAAGCTAGATTTACCATCGACTTTTGCAAGGGATTTATCTAAGTCTTCAAGAGACGATAAGGACTCTTTAAGACCTGTCTTGAACTGTTCATTATCAATACCGAGCTTAATAAGACGTTCTTCAATTATTTGTCTACTCAATTACTTTTTCCACCTCCCTCAATATCTCATCTGCAATAGAATCTACAATAGGAGTAACAAAGTTATTAGCAGGAACATATCCACCAGTACCAGTACCGTGGCCGTTAACAATAAGCACAACAAGAGGAGTACCATCTTTGATCTTCTTAGAGTTGGAATAGTATAAACTTAAACCATTTTGAGATTTTTCAACCTCCATACCCCAAGAAGAAGCTGTTGACCCTGATCGTTTAGGAGTAGCAGAAATCAGCCGGCTCAATCCACTCCGTCCACGAGATTGTAAAGCATGTCGAACTGAATCCATGTTTTCGGCTTTCTTAGCCATTGTAGACAACCCAGTTTTCTTCTTAATTGTCTGCACCTTTATTCGCATTTCGTTCACGCTCCTCTCGCATCTTACGAATTTTCTCTTGCCGTTCGTTATTAATACGATCATAGTCATCCAATATTTGACTCGTAGACTTCTTCTTCTTAGGTGCGTTGAATTCACCGATGACACCTAAAAGAGTTAAGAGTCTATGAATGTTCCAAGTATCGCATTCGAATGGAACCCTCGCATTGGCCATATAAGCATATATAACCTCTGACGTCATAACCATTCCATTATTACTTGGTTTCTCCACTGGATTGATAACTGTAGCTGTTGGCTTATCCTCCAGATACATTGAAACCTGTTCAATTACATCTGGCGTTAAATCCGAGTAGCTTATATCCTCTTGACACATTAATAAGAAATAATCAAAGAGCTCAGCAGTGGTCTTTTCCTCTCGAGTTAAAAAAGGCTTGCGATATAATGTCTCCCACTCCGCAACAGTTTTTAAACTATGCTCGAAATGTAAACGGCGACCTGGTATAGTTATAAATTGATACGTATCCTCATTATAATATTCCCGATCGGGTGTATCAATAACTAACATATATACCTCGCTATCAAATAAAAATAAAAGAGGGGTGTAAATTTACCCCTCAATTATCTTATTTCTTGAGTTTAGAAACTGATTCCGGAACAGTTCCTTTGTTTGGATCACCTACAAGGGCGCTAAAGAACTTAGAAGTTTCTTTACCATCTGCAGATACTGCATCTGTAATCATATCAATGAATAGTTCAGAGTATGCTTCAGAGTTAGCAAAGTCTTCTTGAAGTTTCTTGTCTTTACGGAAAGTACGACCATCTTCAGAACGTTCACCGTAAGCCATCTTAAGAATAGATTCAACGAAGTCGAAGATCTCATCGACGTCTTCACGGCTCATCATTTCTTTGATATAGTCGTCCCAATCCTTTTTAGCACGACCCATGATACGAATAATTTCGTCTTTACGTAAGTGGAACCAAAGTTCCTCTGTTACTGGTTCCCCAGTGAGTAAGTTGTTATAAGTTACTGTTTTAGAAATCATCTCTATACTCCTTTAATGTAGATTTATATTTCATTTTGAATTTTTTTGACGCCAACACGAACCTTAGTTGTCCAACCCCTATCCCACGTCATTAAATTCTAATTACCCAGCGACAAGACCGAGAGTGGTGAACACTTCTTCTGGTGTTGGAAGAGTTGGTTCAGAATCAGCAGAACCATAAATTTTCTTCTCAAGCTCAGCAAGTTTGTCTTTGTCAACCAAAGTGCTGTTGATTTCAACGTGCGCAGTTGGTTTCATACCTGGTACTGGTGTTGGTACTGTATCAAAGTCCCAAGAGAACTCAAGAGCATCTGGGCTTTCATTTACAGTTTGGTATTCTTTACTTGATACACCAGCAGATGCTGAGTAAACAAGGTGAAGAATGTAACCATGGTCCAATCCTTCAGTATCGTTACCGATACCAGTACGGTATGAAAGACCGAAGTCAGAACGAGCTTGACCAGAAACAGTCACACCAGCAAGTTCTTTCTTACCACCAGCTCCATTTGTAATAGGGCTACGTTTACCTTGACATTTATTCCATTCTTGTGGATAAGTGTAGGCTGAGATTTGACCTTTAAAGCGTTCGTCTGAGCGCAAGTTAAGGTATTTCTTGTTGTTAGCGTATTTAGCAGTAGATTCTGCACCTTCTGGTGATTCTGAGACTTTAGTCAAACCGTCCCAAGCAACACCTTTTTCGTAGCTACCATCACTTTTCTTAAGGAAAAGAACACCGTTGTCAACACCGTATTCGTATAAACGTTTAGTATCCTGATCCCAAACCAATTTTGTCATTTAAAATTTCCTCCAAATATTAAGCTTCTGAGAATTCACCAAATGCATTAATGCGTTCGCCGTTCTCAACATTACCACAAGCAACATAACGTCGCTTACCACTAGTTGCACCGATATAAGACAACCAACGATATCCATCAGCATCCATCCACTGATCGTAAATGAATGTTTGTCCAGGTGTGTAAACTTCTACGATTTCAGCAGTAACGTGTGGCTCAGTACGGACATTAAGTCCAGCTACCATTACTGTAAATTTCGCAGTTTCTTCGTTTACAACAACCTCGTCTGCAGGAGTCTCTGGTTGAGGTGCGATGACAGGGTCACCTTGAGGAAGACCAGTATATGGAGGATAGAACCATCCAACAATACCATCAAAGTTACGTTCATTGTATCGTGCAGGACCACCAACGTATAATGAATCAGCATTACCGTCAATGTTTTGCTCGATAGTTTTGATTGTGTAACCATCTGAGTCCTCAATAACAATACCTGTGTGACCATAAGAGTGACCATACAGATAAGTGGTATCCATAACAAAGATCGCACCGGCTCTAGGATTTACTCCCACGGCATCATATACAACTTCATACCCCAAACTTGCCGCAGAATCTAATAGGTCAATAGCATTACCCCATAGAATCTTACCGAAGTAAATTTGAGAAATACTATTTGGTAAGTCTACGCATTGAGTTCCATAAGAACCATCAGCATCAGTACCTACCCCTTGATCCGCTAAAGAACGGGCATAATTAACAACCTCTTCTACTGTAGCCAAATCGACATTCCTTTCTAAACATAAATCACAAAGACCTTGTGATATAATCCGTTAACCTTATACTCAGATCTAAAAGCAGAATACATAAACGTATTCGAGATCTTCATAAATATTTCATCTGACTCGTTCTTAGACATATAAACGACCTTATACCCCATGCTAGACATATACGGCTTATTATTTGCCTTACGAACATCAAAGTCTTCCCTAGTAACAACACAAGCTGGAAACTTAAGCGTAACATCATCGGGAGGAGTGAAATAGATGTTAGGAGCGATGTTATCCTTTAGTTTTCTAAGAACTGACTCTCTGCTCTTCATACAATCACCTACAATTCATCCCAATGACTATGATCGGTATCAGGAATAGGTGTACCAGTGGTTATTCCGCTAGACACACCAGGTGATATACCAGGAGAAACTCCTGCATTAGTTGTACCTTCAGAACTAGGTGTAACTGCATTACCTATAGTATTAGGAATACATGCACCATTCGTGTGCTCTTTAATAAACTTAAGGATATCAACATACTTTTCTCCATCCCAGATCTGAATAATCCCATCTTTTAAAACCAGTGAGTTCTTTTGAAGTTCACTAGTTTCATCCGGCGGGGTCATCAACACACCCAAATGATCAAATGCGTCAATTTTTAATTCATTTTGAGATTTTCGAGAAGTTTCATTCACTCGCTGTTCTAACTCCGACTTAAGCTCTGACAATTCGAGATCTTCTACTGTTAACGCAACTCGAGGAGGGTAAGGCCTAATCGTCCCCACTTTATAGAACGAGCCCATATAAAGAATGTGGCTAATTCTATTCACTCGGTCAGATGCATCATTAGGCAAAAGAACATCGAACTTAAGTTTCGACTTAGTATTCTGGTTAACTGAGTCACTATCCTCAATCATAAATGATTTAGTAGATATTCTAGCAATTAACAAAGGGGATACCGTATAGGTATAACGATGATCCCCAATTTCAACTTCTTCTGTCTCTTTGGAACGGAAGATAAGTCTAATTCCAGCTTTTGTCATTTCATTACCTTCCTAACTTTCAAAGACTATTCAGCTTTTTTAGGTTTCTTTTGTTTTGGAGTTGTTTCGATATCACCGAGTTTCTTTTCGTCCTCAGTCATAGCAACTCCGTTAACTGCAGCGTCATAATCTACAGCCTTAGCACCTACACCTTTGAATTCAGTTGGGTCTGTTTGTACAGTCCAAGTTGGTTTAGTCTTAAGACCAGTAGAATCGAAGTTAGCAACAGTTTCTTCAACTTCACCCTTAGTTGTTACAGTAACGACGATGAATGATTTAGGCGTACGGATAGCACCAGACATACGAGCATGCATCAAGTATTTATGTTGCATGAAGTCAATATCGAAGCTATCGAATGTAGCGATTTCACCGTTCTTAGACATACCGAATTGATAGTCTACAAGGTTACCGATGATGAATGTTCCTTGAGGAAGTGCACGGTATTCAACAACTTCATCACACATGAAGTATGCCGCAATGTTTGCGTTACCTGGTACTTGGTTGTTATCCATAGATGGAGCATACAAGTAACGACCGTTCTTATCTTTAAGAGTCTTCAATTTAGCCAAGTCAAATGGGTTGATATAAAGACATGGTTTACCAGAACCTTGATAAGCAGGAAACGCTTTGCTGATTACTTCGTCAACAGCAGTTTCAAATGAAGCAGCAGTTACTTTGATTACGAACAATGGATCATCTTTGATGATAGGGCGAATATGTTTTTCGCTGATCTTTTCAGGGTTACGTTTACCGTCAGAAAGTGTCAAAGGACGTCCGTCAGACAAGAAAGCAGCTTTAACGATTTCTTCTTTGAACTTAGCCATTTGAACTTGTTGGATAAAGTTAACAGCAGCGAATCCGCCATCTTGCAAGTCGATCAAATCATCATGATCGATTGTTTCACGACGGTGAACAGATCCTGGAGTAGTTTCACGGAAGTAAACTTCTTCGATAGAGTCAAGAGTTTGGTTACCTTTAATGTATCCACGAGCGCGAGCTTCGTCTTCTGTAAGGTTAGCAAACATGTTCTTAACGCGAGGAAGTGGAGACTTACCGAATTGTCCCATGATCTTGTCGATGTTAAGTGAGCCTGGGTTGTAGACATTAATTCCACCGTTAGTAGCAGGTTGTGGGAACAATGTTTCCATACCTACCAAACCGTGTTGAAGTGAGTCTTCACCTAGAACGTCGTTAGCACGAAGTACGCCTGCGAATGAAGTTGCGTTTCCTTGAATCGCGCTTTGTAGTAAAGTATCCAATTCTGCTTCAGATACAGCAGCATTAGTAGTCCCTTGGAATTGATTGTGTTTCAAAACTTCTTCTCCTTCGAAAATAGAATGTGATACTGTATCACCAGCATCTGCATTAGATTCTACAGCGACTTCATTGTCTTCTGTAGCTCCGTCAACAGTTTCGGTTGCGACTTCTTCGTCCAAACCGTTAACTTCTAACTCATTTTGAGTTTTTTCAGTTTCTTCTGCTTCTTCAGCTTCTTCAGCTTGCAAAGCGGCATCAACATCAGCTAGAACGCCACCGAGGAGAGTTTCAACCTCTTCATCAGTTAGACCTTCTAACAGTTCCTCATATGTACGAGACATGTGTCCCTCCTTTTTATCTTCTAACTCATCTTCAGTATCTGAATGAATGAGTTCCTGCGTGATACCGGTGTGAATGGTAGCACGGTCGCTTTCGTACTCTTCAGTCCCGTATGCGCTATGGAGCATAACATGTTCGATCAGCGCACCAGGATTGGCACCTTTGAGAACTAGACTTACTTCATAGATTTCACCATGAATCACGTCATTACCGTTCTTTCGGATACCACGAGCCCCAATAGACATAGCGTTTAAATCACCATGTTTCAATAGGACTTTAGTGTCTTGAGCATGTTCAGTATCATTTAGATACCCATACCCATAAACACCCTGGTCACGATGCTGAAGTTTCATGTACCCCAACACGTTTGAGGGACTGGAGTAATCATGTTGCCAAACGATAGGAACTTGAGCGCCATCACTTTGTAAGAATGCATCATGACGAATCGTGACACCATCACTACATCGAATGTCGTTCTTAGTTACCCATCCAGCAAAATCAGCCTTCTTATGCAACTAGAAAACCTCCATAAAATTTTTTATACATCCAAGAGACGTCCATACTCATCTACCGGATTTCCGTCCGCATCGACATACCCACCTTGGCCATCGTTGTAGATTTCGGGATACCCCTGGGTTGTACCATTAGGATCACCAATACCCATTAGGTCCATACCAGTAGAGATATTCTTATTAAAGAGCATATCTGCGATACGGCTTGGGTGAGGTGCTCGACCTAGCATTGCACGGATTTCATTCGAAGTAAATATTGCATTCCGAGCAAAGAGATCTGCCGCAGTACCTAGTTGTTCAACTGGCAACATACGGAACGGGTCACGATAATACTGAATTACCTGACCTTGCGTTCTAGCAGTCTTGGTTAAGAACGTTCTGTTAATACCATCAACAATAGTCTGTAGAACAGGGTCTACTGCCCGATGGTAATAAAGATTAAGCTCTGCTTGTCCCGCAGTACCATCAAGAATCTTAGAAGAGATACCGACTTGGTTATAGTAGTCTTGTTGTAACTTACGTAAGTCATCAACAAGGTTGTTCATGATGTTACCACCGGTGTGAATGAATTTTTCATTCGCATCCAAGGTAGCAATACCGAACTGACTATTAGCTAGCTCTTCTTCGAGTTTCTTTTTACGGTCTTGTGCTAAAGCCTGCCTATGTTCGCTCTTAGTAGCGTATGGTACTTGAATGAAACCATTCAAACGACCTGCCACAATCGCCTTGTCTTGAGAGTACATAAGATCCATCTTCTGCTCTATCAATCGTAGAGTAGCGTTCTGGTCTTTAAGTAGCCCAATCAAAGGAGATTCTAAGATAACCACAGATTGCTTAGATAAAGTTAGGTCTTGTTCTAAACCATTTTGATCATTATAGACCCTAACCCGAACAGCTCGAGGATACCACTGCATGATCTTACCTACTCGCATAGATAGGACATCATAGGATCCTTCATCATTCGGTTTTGTAGTCGTATCAACGGGGACAATCGCTACAGTACCCTCTTCTAATAGTGACCAGGCCAAATCGTAAATGAATGCACGACCAGTTTGGTCAATATTGGCAGACAGTGTTAAGCAATCGATCAAACCTGACTCTACAGGGGTTTGATTACCGTCTTCTTCGTTGATCTTTAAATGTTTAAAGTCGACCATTGCGACGTCAAGAGCGATCATAGAGATAATGCTATTCACCAAATCTTGACGTTTAAAATTGTAACCACGAAGCGCACTTGTCGATCGTCCCCAACCAGAGCCGGAAACTAATGACTCATCATAGTCGAGCCCGTTGCGGGTTGACATGAATGCGTTCCATGATCCTAAGGGGTTATTTACCATCCTACAAGAATGCCTCCTTATTACGTTTATAGGCAACCCAAGCATCCATCAAAGCAGCAACGTTATCGATCTTTTCATTGCTTCGCATTTTGGAAAGTTTGTAGTTACCGTTATTGTCTTGAATTACAACAGCATTACCCATTGCGTATTTCATAAGTTCCTCGAAGAAAATAAGGTCGCGAGATGTCGCCATGTTCTTAATTTCACCTAGAGGAACAGACTCAGTTCTAACACCTTGTCGTACGACTTCGACACCAACGTCTCCGTTTTCCATAGTCCAACGATCAACAAACTCAGCAGCATTATATGGGTCGTATCCGAATGAGATAACAGACCATTCCATCTCGTCGATGTACCGCTCAACATCGTCATATACTTGTTCCCAGTCAAGATAATTACCGGGTAGTATAATCAATGTTCCTTCCGCTTGAAGCTGATCGTACTTTTGTTGTGCCGCGGAGTTAAGACGTAAGTATTTAACTTCCGAAACGTAGGACCTTGTTTGTACACCGTATCTACCTCTACCGAGAGGTATGATCCAAGTGAACGCCCAAAAGTCATCACCTTGAGAAGCATCCATACCCATTGAAACTTCCATACGTCTGAAGTTCTGCCTTCGATGAAGTTCTGTTTCTTCGAAAGTAAAGAAGTATGTCGTCCCTTCCACAGGTATCCCAAACCGTTTAGCAAGGATATCATTCCTGTTCGCAGGAGAGTGTTCAGCCCGTCTAACATCACGTTGGTAAGCTTCATAAGAAACCGTAATACCGATGTTAGGACAAGCCTTCATCCACATGTCGGGATTCGCCACCTCTGCAAGATCGTCTAAACGATAATACCAGATAGAAGTATGCGGGTCATAGTACTGACCACGAAGGATATCAAGAAGCTCTTTCTTAATAGCATCCCCTACCGAGTCACGAACTGTACCTTCAGAGGATACCGCTAAGATAATGTAGTCGTCAATACCATCTTTAGAAGCAGATTGCTCCAAGGCACCGATAATATCCTCTTTGATATCACCAGAAAGCCACTCATCGACGCTAGCATACTTAGCACGAGATCCTTGAAGTTTACTACGAGTCATAGGTTTAACTTGTAGTATGGAGTTTGTCAGTTTGTTAACAATACCGTCTTTCGTAACAGCAAGTTGTGCTTGTGACTTCTGGGTACGAGCCTTATTAGAGCCTTTAGTAAGAACTCTGAACAAAGGGAACCCTTCAGTCGAGCTGGCCGCTTTGGTTATAGCTGTAGCAAATGGGTATAGTACCTCCTCTGCCTGAGCCATAGTAGGAGCGGTTGTTACTTGTTGTGTAGAGTTCGTGTCGATAACTAAACCATAAGCATGATGTAGGGTTGCGTATAGAGACTTGGCGTTACCACGAGCGACGATTAGATATTGTTTGTTTCTAAGTCTGCGCTTATGTTTAACTATTTTGAATTTTCCGGTCTGTGGATCGTAAACCTTCTCTTCCTTGATCTCAAACCAAGCTAGTAGGTCTTCTGCCCAAAGTCGGAAAGTAGGTAATAGGGTCAATGGTCTACCATCAACCAGGGTCATCTCATTCTCACAGAAGTCAATGAACCCTTGAATGGCATCGCTATCGTAATAATAATTTGGGTTGGCGATATCCGCATCGATTCGGTTCATCTGCATCGAGACCTCGCGACATACAGGAATCTCACCGCGTATTACAGCGTCTCTAAATCTACCATACTCGACAGGAACCGCGGTGTTGCTAAATACCACTAGCTACTCCTTTTCCTTAAAGATATTATTTACGTCTATTCTTAACGTCTTTAGCATGTGCTGCGGCCATATCTTTAGCATGTTTACGACGTGCTTCAAGAATCTGAGCGACTTTTGTAGAAGCTTTTGCATTACGCATATAAGCATCATGATATTTTTGCTCGGCTGGATCTATAGTTTTACCGTTCATAACACCACTCTTGATCTTTTTGATGTTATCTTCCATATTCCGATCAATCGTTTGCTTATCTCGTAACGCATCTTTAACAAGCTCATCAATCACTTTTTTATCAGCGGCATACGCAAGATCTTCGGCAAGAGCTTCAGCAGCATCACCTACCATGTTCTTACGCTTCTTCCACTTCATACCTTTTTTACCATAGTGTTGAAGTAGATCTTCATTTGACGGTACATAAACGCCATTAATAATTTCACCCATCTTATTTATCTCCATTCATTTGATCTTTGGTTTGAACTAAACGCAAATCTTTTGTCTTCCGAATACTTTCAGGTATATAAACATCAACACCGTGAATGTTAACGGATTGCGTGAAGTTCGTCATCGTAATAGGCACATCTTTAAAGGCCTTAGCCCACTCCTGCCGTACTTTGAATTCTTCTATAGCTTTCTTGACAGCATCTTTGTTGCTCTTATCGATCTTTCGAGTTGCAACAGATGACGGTACTTTACTATAAACATCAATACCGGCAGAAATAGCTTTACCAATAAACTTAAGTCGAGCCTGTTGTTTCTTTTTAAGCGCTTCTGCTCGAGCTTTACCTGGAGCTTCTGCTAACTCTTTAAGTTTACGTTCAGACTCAATTCTAGCAATTTTGGCTTTTAAAGCTTTAGTCGATACTTTATCTCTATGACGATAAAGATTAATGACTTCTAGCTCTCGTTGATACTCATCAACTGGCATACTCTTTTTGCGCTTCGAAACAGCCTTAGCAACCGCCGTTTGTTTGCTAGATTTACGACGTCTGCCACCTATACTACCACGAACGGAACCAAAGATATGATGATACCACTTCTGTCCCTTTCGACCATAATGAAGTAGTACGTCATCGGATGTCTTTGTTGACATATTCTACCTCCCAACGAGCTCGAGTAAGATTTTCATCACGAGCTTCTTTTAGTGCCGTAAGGACCGATGCTTGTGGAGGGTCATAAGAAATCATGACACTTATACCGACAAACGTCTTAGCAAAAGACATATTATCAAGCCGTCGTTTTATACCTTCATCTAGATCATCGATATGTCCATAGAAAAAGTCACTCCACGTAAGATCAGGATTAGTAACAACACTACAGGTATGTCCTATACCGTTTTGTACAAGAATACCTAAGGCAGTATCGATAGCCAAACCTATCTGAGTTTTAACAACTTTGTTGGACTCGGGATCGGAATCATGTAATACACCGACGAAGTTGAGAACGTCTTCATAGATTGTGTTCATTCATTTCATCCTTACCATAGTTTTGTATCACCCGGTTTACGTTCCACCCATTCTTGATACTCCTTCTGATCGTAGTGGATTCGTTTGTGGGTATAATCAGAGACCGTGATAAGTCCGTCAGGATCGAAACAATTCTCGGTCAGATTCTCAATGTCTTCTCTCGTTAAAGGATTCATATGATGGACGGTTATAACACCATCAACATAAAGACCTCTTACCCCAAGGTCCTGCCCAAGATCTCGACGAATGATTTCGTTTCGACAGTTAAGCCAGGCTCTTGATTTATAGAAAGGGTTGGAGATGTCTCTCGGAGCCTCGTGTTGAATTCCACGAAGCCTAAGATACTCTAACCGTTCTGTATAAGATTCGAGTTTAGACATTTCTTTGTAGGACAATCTATTGCTCATAGAAAGTCCCCTCAATAACATCAGATGGTTTACCAGCATAACCTTGGAACGCTTTGTGCGCTTCCTTGAAGTCAAGTTCAGCTTGTTGGTCACTACGAATCAAATCGATACGTGCTTGCAATAGCTCTGCTTGCAGTTCAAGTTGTTTGCGCTCAAGACGAGCTTTAGGGCTTGCTTGGTTTAACCAGTATACGATCTCCGAAGCCGAAGCAGTTCCTTCCTGAAGACGCTTTTCAGATAGCTCCATCGCAAGTGCCATCATTTGCATTTCACGCTGTTCAGGCGAACGTGCAGGTTTATAGGCCCGTTGAGGAGTATCATAATTAGCAACTTCATTTGTCATAACTATTCAGCCTCTTCCTTTTGTTTCTTAGGTTTAGTAGTATCTGGCTCGATGATGAATGGACGATTCATCACATAACCTTCTTCAGTTTTAACCCATTCAGAGCCAACTTCAAGAACGATTAGGCGTTCACCATTATCTGCCAGTCGAACAACATTGTCTTCTGACTGTTGTGGTGTCTGTCGAATATAAACTCCAGCAGGGGCCACAACTTTATATGTAGTTTTACTAGTTGCCACTTGACTTTTCCTTTCTTTGTTAGTGTTGACGAATCCTTTCTTGTGCTTTTGGACTCAAATAGACCGACTTTAAGTTAGTTTTACAAGCAACCAAAGTCCTGTCTAAGGTACCTATAGACTAAGACTATACGGAAAAGGAGCCAAACACGTATAGCCTCAGAAACCGATCTTAATATCGGCCTGTTAGAATCCAAAACCATTTTGAAAAAAATCGCAACGGGGGAATTTTTGATACCAGCGCCGATGCAAAGAAAGGGAGGGCTGTAATCAGACCCCCC